ACACGTAAACCAGTATTTTTTGTTTGCTGATTTAAAAACGTCCCGTGGTTTTACATCACCGTTTTTTGTAGTGTGCCAACACGCTGCTCTTTCTTCATTTGAAGCAAAACTTCGGTCATATGAAGGTTTTTGATGACAAGACGAACACCAATGTCCACCAGTAACGCTATTAAGTGATACATCAAAGTCGTGATCATTATTACACGTAAACCAGTATTTTTTGACTGTTGATTTAAAAACGTCCCGTGGTTTTACTTTACCATTTTTTGTAGTGTGCCAACACGCCGCTCTTTCTTCATTTGAAGCAAAACTTTGTTCATATGAAGGTGTTTGATGACAAGACGAACACCATTTTCCATTAGTAACGTTACTAAGGGACATATCAAAGTCGTGACCATTATCACACGTAAACCAGTATTTTTTACGTGCCGATTTAAAAACGTCCAGTGGTTTTACAACACCGTTTTCTGTAGTGTGCCAACACGCCGCTCTTTTTTCATTTAAAGCAAAACTTCGGTCATGTGGAGGTGGTTTTAGTACCATTGTTCTATAATTGGTTTATTTTTCTAAACTATTAAAGAAAGGAACCGTTACTTAGGTATATACTAATGACTACCTATAACCAAAAACCATGTGAATTCAAATACAAAATCGACTCGTGTTCGAAAGTCGTTGACGGTGATACCGTCGACGTTCTTATTGATTTGGGGTTCGATGTACTCATTCGCCAACGTGTACGATTGCTCGGTATCGATACCGAAGAATCGCGAACGCGTGATACGGTCGAAAAGATTTATGGGAAACATGCGAAGAAGAAGATTTTGAACTGGGTGACGAAAGCGGTTGAATCCGATAAGGACGATTGTGAAATTGAATTACGTTGCCAAGAACGTGACTCTGTCGGTAAGTATGGGCGCGCACTTGGTGAACTTTGGGTATTTGAAGATGGTATCTGGACGAACGTGAATAAATGGATGTGTGATAACGGGTATGCGGTTCCTTACGTCGGACAAAATAAGGATGATGTTAAGGAACAACACATGGTGAATAGACGCTTGTTAGCGGATAGGGGTGAACTTGTTATCAAGGACAATTAGTTAAAAACAGTATTCAATAAAAGAGGAGAATATGACGACGAATGAATATTATAACGTCGTTATAAACCCGGGTGATATACCCGTAATAGGTATAGATAATACGGTTGAACGACCTCCACCATTACCACTACCGGAACCCGAACCGGAACGAATTCATAGGAGAAACATAGATATAAGAAGTGTTCAAATACGTAGTGTGTATAAATTTATACACTTTATTATGCTTTTTACGACAATAATGTATACTATTATGTTATCGGATGATTATCAATCAATTATGGATACGTTTCTATCTGCAGTATGTTATGTTTCAGTCCTAGAAAATAAGATTGATATTTTAAAAATACATACATTCTATCTTTCGGCGTGTTTTACATTGGCGTCATATAATTTGTATTTCGAATATATTGGGTATTATTTCATATACAGTATTTTGAATATGTGTACAGCTGTACATCTATCCTTAGATCGTCGCGATTATTATATAAGTCAATTGGTATAAATAAATTAATTATATTTCACATAACAGTACATGTTCTATATAATTAAATTAGTTCGATTATTTTAAAAAATATTTTTAAGCAAAAGATTTGGTAGTTCCCTCTTCCTTTCGTTTCTCTCTACACGCGTCATTCTTTTCTTTCTTAGCCTCCGCTTTACCTGGGTTGGCTTTTGCCTTATTCGCCTGTTTAATCTTTTTCTTTTCAGAATCAGTGAGTTTATCTTTCATTGTTTTATCAATCGCCATCTTTTATAAGATACATTTATTTTAAAAATCTATAATTAATAGCCGTAGTTTAAGTTTTTTATTTTTTGGGTCCGGAATATTCATATTTATGTACCCATAAATTACAAACCCACTTTTCACCCGATTTCACAGGTGCACCTCCGTGTATAGCTTCTTTTGTCATACATTCATAGTTATTTAACGTATTAAAAAATAAAACATCACCCTTTTCTAAACGGTACCGTTTATTTATATTTGGAAAAACGGTTTCACCACCTTCATACTCGTCATTCAAGGCAATTATGAATGTATACATACGTCTATTTTTATCTTCGCAAAACGTGTCTTGATGAGGTTTATAAAAACCACCTGGTTTATATCTAAGAACCTGTAAATCTTCACAATTAGCGAAAGGGCGATCCATCGTAGAAATACACTTACGTATAAGTTTATCAACAATGGGATCTTCGGATGCTTTTAGCCACGCTGTTTCACTTTTGCGCGTTGAATTATCTAATTCATAATCACTACCGACAGTCGATGGTTTTAAATTAGGTTCTGTTATTTTCATTATATGATCACATTCTTGTTTTGATAATACACTTTTTAATACTCTGGGTTTTTCATATATGGGTATGAAAAACCATATAATAAGTAAAAAAGATACAAATAAGATAACTCTGTTCATTTTATATTATACAGTAATAATATTATTCTTCAATAAATATTGAGGTGGACACAAAAGTAAGTTTACTATTATATCTGTGTATCTTCCAAATATAGTATCGTAATGAATAATAAATGCTACAAACCAAAAGTAAAGTGAGACGAGGTAGTGTAATTTAGGCATACCAAATGTACTTTTAATTACACTTATGATTAAGTTTACATCCATGTACTTTTTATCGTGAATACTCGATTTATAAATGATAACTATGGATAAAAAATTGAATACGAGTTCCATATAATCGAAACCACCTTTTAGTACGTACCCCAATCGTATAAGATCTATATGTCTGGATATATAAACAAGTTTATACATGGTTTCATTTCTATGTAAATGGTAAAATAAACTCGATACACTACCAAAATTCTCTAAAATCATAAATGGAAAAAGTGATGTAATTGCCGAAGCTATTTCTATTAATTTCATTTATGATGTAAACGACTCTATTCTTAAAGTGCACGTAAAAATATATAATAGGGTACCGTACAGTTGTACCTATTTCGTATTTTTGCTATGACATTATTCGAATAATCAGCTAATGCGTGAACGGTACGCAGTATGTCCTTAGTTTTAGTTGGTTCAATCATCCATTGACGGAGTAAATCACCACACGTATCGGAAAACATTCCGTATATATTCCGTATATCCTCTAATTTACATTTATGTTTATCACGTCTTTGAAGTTCCTTCTTAAATTCGTCGCCGGATATATTTTTTATTAAATAGTCTACACGTAAACGTAGATTATCATCGTCGCCAATACCATCGTATCTATATATGATATCTCTATCTAATAGAGTAAGTTTATAACTCAGCTCTAATATATGTACATCCGCTTCATTTGCTTCAAGTTCTGCGAACGTGGGTCGTCCACCACACGGAATGTCTCCGTGTTCCCTTGAACGTTTCTTGAATTCAAAGTAATGAGGGTTATGTACACGACCGGTTTCTATACGCCCCGAACGCCAATCAAATGCGGTATGACATTCTGTACACCACATTTGTGCACAACCATCTATTTTGTGTATCATTGTACCACATTTAGGACATGGTTTAGTATCTTTGTTTATGAGTTTCATAGTTTCAACCGTTTCGGGATCACAAACGTGTTCGGAATCTATAATAACTTCATTACAATGTTCACAAAATTGTTGTACACATAACCCACATTTCATATCTGTATCTAAAAAACCTCTACACTCTTCGTATGGACACTTACGTGTAAACTTTTCATTACTAATTGTAGTGACATTTAGTTCAAGTGAATTTACCTTTTCTACAATTTCTTCTATATCTCTACGCATTTTAGCTATAGCATCATCATATTCAATTGTCGAATTACGCATGTTTATCGCTTCTCTACGCATGTCTCTCATAAGAAACATTTGATCTAAAAGTTCAAAATACCGTATTCTAAGTTCTTTCATTTTTATTCTATATTCCGCGTATGGTTGAGTTTCTGGCATTCGTGCCATTTCACGTTCATATAAAATTTGTTCCCGATGTTTTCTATACTCTACGTTTCTAAATCGTTTTGTACAAAATGAATCTATGAATTCACGATCGTGTTCATGTTTACATTTCATACAATGTGGTTCTTCTGTAGTTGATAATAAATATGTTTGGATACACGTTTTACATGCCTCGTAATCACAATGAGGACACGTAACTTTCACACGTTGTGTTTTATTGTACTTATCGCAACATACTGTGCACGTACTCATACTTATTATATAACACACGTTTTCTTTAATTATTTAATTTTAGTGGTCCACTATAGTTTAAGAGTATAGCTATAACAATAGTTATTATATTTAGGGGTACGTCATACACTGGGATAACGGATTTTTCCGCCCATCGTATCGTAAAAAATACGGAAATAAAAACACCTATATTTCTTAAAGTTGCTTCGAAGTATGGATTCATTCTATTACTTATACATAGGATTTTTTTCTAGTTTCCC